AGTAGTTCTTTTTGCTTAAACTCTGAACGCTTAAGCATTAACTTATAGTTAGAGGAGAGTGTGAGATATTTTGCGTGTAGTTTAGGAGACTCTCTCGAAGCCTCATCTAAACGCATATCATTAATTTGGCAGTCGTCTGCCCACTGAGAAAGAATCTCTTGTAGATCTAACATGATATAGTTCCATTTCAATTATAATGTAGTTGATACTGTGAATGACTCAGTAATTGCACCTGTCGTTTTATTTATATTCAATAATTCAAAGTAAGTGAATCGGAAAGAAGCAGCAAAGGTAACAAATTCATTGCCCGCAGCAGTTGTTACCAATTGAATATCACCCAATGAAGTAGGTACACAATCCAAATAACGAATTTGCTTTGTAACATTATTTGCACTTGATAACATATGTAATGTTATATCTGCATATGTTGGTGCGGTATCACTTGCTCTATTGAGAGGTGACACTGGATTTGTATCCAATAATCTACGGATCCAATTATACATTTCTGCATAAGAAGTCATATCCTCATCAAGGATAATATTTGCCGTTAGTTCATTGAACGTCAATTTATCACCAGCAAATGGAATGCCAGCAATCTTCCTAAAAGGTACTTCGACTGAGTTTAATATCATACCTGGATGGGTAATGCTTTGACAAAAGAATTCCAGATTCGGATAATTCTTTCGATCAAGACTAATCTTAAACGAAGTAGGTTGTAGGTAATTAATATTAGTAGTAAGTGCCATATAATCTATTTATACTTTATAGCATATAAAAAAAGGGATCCGAAGATCCCTTTAAAGGCCCAGTGGACTGGGCTCTTATTATACCAAGAATTAAGCGAGGATGTTATCAACGCGGAAGATTCTGTAGTATTGGTTGGTACGAACAGTAGCCAAACCAGAGGCAGCAGTAGCGCCAACGAATGGGTTTGAAGCCATACCGTAGCGAGTCTTGAAGCCAATCTTGGGTTGGAAGGTGTCCTCACCAACAGCACGGACCATAGTCAATGGAACGTATGGGCAGTAGAACAAGCCAGCGTCGTAGGGGTTAGTACCCTTGTAACCAACGGTAACATAGTCAGCAGAAGCATAAGGATCGATATAGACCTTTGTGCGACCGTTCAACACACCAGCGAAGGTGTTACCGGTGTCATCAACTTGCAAGTTGGTAGACATAGCAGGAGCGTAGTCCAACATACCTGATGCTGCCAAGGCAGAAGCGACGTCAGAAGAGCAAACAATGAAGTTGCCTTTACCGCGACGGGTTTCTTTTGCAATGGTGTTAGCTTCACGTTCGATTTGGAGAATCAAACCCTTGAACTTCTCAACAGACCAACGGCCATCGGCATCGGTAGACAAGTTGAAAATACCCTTAACTTGCAAACCATCTTGGCGTGCGCCAATCTTAGCTTGTGAGTTCATGGTACGGATAACTTCACGGTTGATTTCAGCCAAGATCTCAGTAGAGAGGATGTTAGCCAATTCGGTTTCAGCATCCAAGCCATGAATTGCCTTCAAGTCTTGAGCCAATTCCAAGCTGTATTCAGCCTTCAAAGCACGTGACTTAGCAGTAACGGTAGCCTTTTCGATTGTGAAACCCATTTCAGCAAATGCCTCACCAGCAGCGCCGAGGTTTTCAGCTTCAGCCGTTGTGTAAGCATCGCCGATTGCTGGAACATAAGATGCGCCAGAGTCAACAATAGAGCTATCAGCATCGGTATCGGTAACACTCTCGAGACCTGAAGTACCACCGTTAGCGGTAGTAGCAGAGTCACCAGAGTAACCAACAGCAGCTTCGTTAAACAATGCCTCATCGCCATTAGACACACCAGCTTTGGTGGTTTTGTAGCGTGACTTCATTGCGAAGATCAAACCGGTAGGACCAGTCATAGGTTGAACACCAGCGATGTCATAAGCCATCAAGTTAGGCATTGCACGACGGACCAAGGCGATCAAGACGGGATCCCAGTTACCAGCAGCGCCACCAGTTACAGCAGCAGTACCGTTAGTTGGGGTTTCCATCAACATACCACTTTGAGCGCGTTGCTCAGAGAAAGCACGTTCTTGGTTTTCCAAGATTTGAGCCGTAACGGCACGACGGTGTGAGTCTTTAATAGAGCCAGCAGATTCTTCATTAAGAACTGGTGACCACTTTTCTACTAATTTATCGTAAGATTGTTGCATTTGGATTTACTCCCTTATTTTGCAGATTTTCTGATTGCGGACAAGTACTGAGCCATAGAGCCAGAAGCTACAACGGCATTATCACCATCGGTATCTTCAGAGATTTCTTGGGTTGTTTCAGTAACTTTTTTGGTGAAATATGATTCTTTGATGGTTTGAACTTTCTTAGCAAAAGTATCAGCATCTTCAAAATCAACATCTTCAACCAAAGACTTGAGTTTTTCAACTTGGGTTTCAGCAAGACCACGAGCAGATTCACGGATGATTGCATCACGCTTATACAATTCGAGTTCTTCGGACATGGCAATGGCAGCACCGGTTGTTTCATTGAGTCTAGACTCAAGTTCTTCAACTGTTTCGGCGAGTTCATCAACCAAGTCAACCTTGCTTTCTGGAATTTCGATGTAAGATTCAACGAATAGATCTTTCAATCCACCCATGAACTTTTCAGCGATTTCAGCGCGGAGGCCTGATTGGATAGCGACACGGTTGTCTTCCATCCATTTTTCAACTACGTAGTTAAGGTAGCTGTCAACCTTCTCGACCAATTCTTCTTTCGTTGAATTGATTTCCTCGGACAATTCTTCTTCGTACCGAGCTTCAAGACGGTCAATCTCTTCAGAGAGCTTAGATTTAATCGCAGCTTCGAAGATAACTTCAGCTTTAACTTTAAATTCTTCTGATAGAGTAGCTTCTGATTCAACCAAAGCCTTAAGGTCAGATTCAAAATCTGCTTCATACTCGAAACCTGCATTTTCAGCAACGGTTTCTTGTGATTCAGCATCAGTATCTTCTGCCATCAACTTTGACATCAACATTGCAAGATCTTCCTTCTTCATACCATTCATCTTGGTATAAGCGGCATTAATCATGCCTGCCTTTGTTTTAGGCATAGGGTCTTGCTTAGTGTTGTCACCCTTACGCTTTTTAGCGCTTGGTGAAGCATCACTAGCTTTATCTACAGATGCAACAGCTTGCGCCGGTGCATTTTTAGGATCATGAGCGCCTTCCACGATTTCGTTCTCAGCATCGTAGAGTTCGACTTGATCCATTTCCTGGTCTTTAGTCATAATGACTCCTATTTTTTAGATTTGAGTAACGAGAGGAAATTTTTGAACTCACGAACCTGTGTCTCATAGAGATCAGTTCTCGATGCTTTCTTAATTTCAGTCTCCATCTTCTCAATAGTTTTAGCTTCGATAATACCATTATTCCAAACCCATTCAACACCTTCCATTATTCCATTAACGAATGCTCCAGGTGCAGATGGATCTTGTACAATATCAATTGCATTAAGAGTAAAGTCTGGTTTTACAACCATTACGCCATTACCACGCTCTAAACTTCCCATACCACGAGTTGAAACCCCAAGTTGAACGCCACCCTCAAGCAGACCTTGTACGATCTTACCCATTGGTGTATCCAAAATTGCGGCCTTTCCGACAATATCATTACTTTCCCACGTGAGGCTGGTAATGAGGTGCGAAACTTTATCAAGGTTGACTGTTGGACCCTCAGGGTGATTTAACTCACCAACAGACCGACCTTTTGAAACCTGCTCAGTAACATATTTACCGACAGCAGATTCCATAATTTGTTTTGGATAGACTCTACCATTGCGATTCTTTTGATCTGCCTGAGCAAATACACCTTCGATATAATACTTCTTACTACCGTCCTTTTTGGCTTCAGTAAGAACATTTAGATCTTGGTCGTGAAATTCCGCAATTAGTTTCATCTTAATCCCTATATTGTTTTATAAACTCTGATGCCGCTTTCACTGCATCATTCTGGCTTTTAAAACTATCAAGTAGATCATTGTCTACATAAGCTTCGAATCGGCCAGAGTTTTTCCGAACTTCAACACTAAATCCATCAACCCGTTTTGAAAAAACAGGTTTTTCTTTTTTAATGCGAACGTCATTAAACTTTTTCATAATTATTTATATAAAAGTGTTTTTCAACAATTAATTTTCTTCTTCATCCTCATCATCACTGATGGGTTCTTCATCTTCTTCTACTTCATTATCTTCGATTGCTTCAATGTCATCCAAATCAGCATCGTCAATCACAACGTCGCCATCTTCCTCTTCTTCGGTATCCTCGACACCGTTATAGATTTGATTGGCAACTTTAATCTCTTCTTGATTTAGCAAATCACTCATCTTGACAGACATAATTTCACCAAATACATTACTAGCTTTATTGTAATCTTGGTCCAAAGCATGTCTAATTAGATCTTTAATCTCTTCACTCATTCTATTCTCCTAAAGCTTATATTATTGAGCTGGGGTGTTACCACCATCACTCGTTTCATCATCTGGTGCAATATCACCTGATTTCTTTTCGTCGTCGATTTGTTTCTTAATATCATCTACCTCTTCGTCAGTCATCATCAAGACTTTCTTATAGATAAATTCCTTAGAGAAAAATTCGCCAACGTAATTTTGCATTTGATCAAGCATTGTAATCTTTTCACGTAACATTTCTGCATCACGTAACTCAGTGAAATGATTATCACGTACAAAGTCGACAATAATATCTTGTTTCCACTCATTCCAATCTTCTTCAGTAATAATACCTTTAAGAATGAGTTGTTTCTTGAGAATACCCAAGAATAAATGACTAAATCTACGGCGTAGTTTATCAATAAACTTTTGGAACTTTAATTCATCCCGACTAATTTCTGTTGATCTACCAAGACTAAAATTATTCTCTTGCTCTAGTCTACTTATAGGAACATTCAACGAACGATATAGTTTCTTTTGGAAGTAAATAATATCATCAATTTGACCTAGGTTATCACCACCGGGTAGTGTTGTGATCTCTGTACCTCGACCACCTTCACGGCGAGGCAACCAAAAATCTTCAAGCATTGACATATGCTTACGGTCATCACGGATCTCACCAGTCTGTGCATCATACACTAACTTATTTCGATACCGTGACATAATGTTTTTCATATATTCTTCGGCCTTACCTTTGGGTAAGTTACCAACATCAATATAGAAAATACGGCGTTCTGGTGCACGAGCCAAACGATAGATGACAAGAGAGTCTTCCATCATTCGCAATTGATTGATTGGTTTCAATGCCTTGTGTAGGTAAGAAACAATCTTTTTACGGTCTTCAGACAAAAGACCTGAGGTAATATAACTCACAGAATCATCCGTAAGCTTAACACCACCGGTTCTTGCGCCTGGTTTCTCTTGGTAGATGTAATACTCATCAACATTTTCAATGAGATCAACACCAGTTGCAGGATCTTTTTTCTTCTTAATTTGTTTTACTTTACGAATCTTTGAAGCATCAATAGGTCTAATTTCCTGAATGCCTGCTTTTAAATTAGATTCATTTACCACTAGATGGTGGTACAATCTGCCGTCAACATACCAACGACGGAAAATATCATGCCCATACTCACCAAAGTCGAGCATATTATAAACAGTATCAAATTCCTCTTTGATCTGCTTCTTAATAGATTCAGATACTCCATCAACGTTATCCATATTGATATCAACGTTTTGTTTGAGTTCTGATGTAGAAATTGCTTCACCTGTAATGTCTTCAATTGCCATATCAACTTCAGGTTGATAAGCAACACCACGGTACTGCATAATTAATTGATGGTTATCCTTGGTCTCGTCACCATCGATATTTAAATATTGCCCATAATACATGTTGCCTGCGGTTACATAACCGGCACCATCATCATCTCTGGCAGGAACAATGGACGGCGTCTTATCAGGGTTCTCTGTCTTTGCCCTTTTTATTTCAAAACCAAATAATTTAATACTTTTTTCGTCTGCCATTTAATTTAATCCTTGAGATTAGGGGTGGAATAATCCACCCCACCTCTTATATATTTAAGTTGTAGTATCAGACTCAAAGTACTGATATGCAAACGTGACCTGGAATCTTTCGATTTCATCAGTCGTTGCATAACTTAAATCAATAGCTGATAAATCCGTAGGGAATGAACCACGGAAGTTATAGCGTTTGACGGATTCACCATTACGATCCAATTGGTCAACAAACAAATCTGCCTCATAAGCAATAGGAGCAGCAAGGCCCGTATTTGCAGAATGAGAATTAATGCCGTTCATCCAACGTTCAAATGAATTCCTAATACTAAAGTCCGTATCGTTGATAATGGTTACTGTCCACTCAGGGAATGTACGGTCACCAGCCATCTTTAAGATACGACCACGGAAAGGTACATTAATAATACCGAAGGTAGAGCCAGGTAACTGAGCCGCTTCACATAAGAATGAAGTCAGTTCAGCATCACCATTTGCATAACCTGGGAAATTAATAGTAGCCTTAAAGAGGTTGGGCCGAGCACCACCACCTCTAAGTTTTGATTTAAAATCATCTACGCCTAAAATTGCCATTTTGTTTCTCCTATGACTCTATTATTAAACTGTACCGACGACTTCATCAAAGTCGACACCAGTTCTAACGGCCACAAAGTTCAATGTGACGAAGTTGATTGAACGAGCAGGTTTGATAAAGATACTTGCAATGAATTCATTTCTGTCAACAATTGCTGAAGTATTATTCGTTTCGTCACAAACAACACGGAAGTCGGTAATACCACGTCTGCCTTGTACTTCACGAAGCACTGGTTCAACAATATTAACAAATTCTGCACGGGTGAACTCATCGTTAAATTCAAACAATACTTGTTCTGCTGCCTTACCAATTGCTCTTTCCAATACCAAGAACAAACGTCTTACGTTAATTCTATCAAAGGCAGAAACACGGCCTAGGAATGTTTTATCACCAAAGAGCAATACACCTTGGCCAGGGATATTGGCAATGGGGTTAACACCAGCCTTATACAATGAATCGCGTTGACCTTTTGTTGGGCTATATGCCAAAGCAGTAACACCTAACAACTGACCACGTCTTGAACCAGCAGGAGAGAACCAAGGAGCACGGTTAAAGTCCGTTGCCGCCATGATACCAGCACAGGTAGATGATGCAGGGATAAATTGATATACATCATTGTACTTATCATATACTTTTAGGAAGTTATTATCAACAACCAGGTATGATGATTTTGTAAATGTACCAACCGTTGTAAGAGTATTCGTAACTCTCGTTGCATCATTAGAAGTATTTAGTACTGCTGCTCTATCAGGAGATGCAACAACAATACAATCTTTACGACCTTCAGCAATAGCAACCAAAGCATTCACTACTGTAGTTTGTAGTACTTGTGTGGTAGCACTGGGTGCAATAATAAAATCAACTTCAACTTGATCTTTATCTGCAAATAAACCGTAACCTCTTAATGTGTCATCAACACCAATAAGAGCAGTATCATTACCATTAACCATTGAAATTGTTGATGCTACTCTATCAGCAGAATCAGCGTAGTAAGATGTGCTTAAAGATGTTAAATCACCAGCACCAGCAGAATCCAAAGCTGATGTAAAGTTTAAGAATCTAACATACTCAGATCTAGAATTAATTACTTCTTTAGCATAAACACTAGTACCTTCAGAGTTCTTTGCATCTCTTAGAATTGACAAGTTGGGGAATGTTTCAAGAACAGTACCTCTAGTGCCAGTAAATGCACCATCTTGGTCAATCACAGCAATGTGAACTTCGTCACCAGTTGAACCTTTGCCTTGAGCAAATACGGACGTGCCAGGTCTAGAATTAAAACTACCTGAATACGTCCATGCGTCAAATTTGGTATCGGTTGTGTCGGCAGGTAAAATAGAAACCTGTAGACTGTTACCCAATGCGCCAGCATATCTAGCAATAAATTGGATATTACCAGCATTGCCGTATCCATCACTATCGTATGCTGCTAGTGTATCTTGTACATTTCTAAACACTTCATCATTACCGATTTGATGTTTAAAAGCAGTGCTTGGAGTACCAGCAGAGAATGCAATTGCATTGGTATCACCACTATCTACGCCGTCACGTGTTTCACGAACAACTTGAAGAGTGCTTGAATATTTTAAAAATTGAGTGGTTGATAAAAATGCGCCATTATTATCTGTCGTTGGTGCTGCAAATGTAGCTACTAGTTCTGATTCATTTGCTATCAATTGTCTTTGTCCAATTGGACCCCAACGATATTGTCCCACAATTGCGCCTGTAGTAGACTGAACATTCGGTACGCCGCCTGTTAAGTCAATTTCTCTAACTACAACCGCAGGAGATTCGGTAGGTGCTGAAAGTGCCATCTTTTTTTCCTTTTAGGTTAAT